TACCCATTCCAGCTACAATGGCACTATAAATCCCTTTATAAATCAGGCTATTTATATAACAGAAACACAGAATCCCGTAAAATTCAAGGGTTTTTCCTTTAAATGTAGGAATACTCACGAAATAAACAACATCTTTTTACTTCCCGATGCTACCTACCGCCTTTTACTGCGTCCGGTCTTTTTCTCCAAAATATAATTTGCCGCTGCGCCAACGAAACAAGCAATAATCAGCGCAAAAACAATAAACGCCAGTCCTCCGTACTTAAACAGAATGACCAGCGCTATAGCCAGAACCACTATGCAAGCCAGGCACAGCAGCAAAACCGGCAGGCAGCCTCTCATCACTTGCTCTCTGTCTTATTGTACTGCGCCGCACTGATTCCCAGGATTACGCCCAGGAACGTGTCCACTGCCGTGATGGTGCCCACCACCTGCTCCCCGCAGGGCAGCCCCCAGATTCCAGCCAGCGCAAAATATAAGGTGCCCGCCGCCGGAAGGAGATACTGTGCGATCCATTTCAAAGTGTCGTAGGTTTTGTTACTCATCTTCATGATTTACTTCCTCCTTGTATTGTGATTTGTGTATGGGTAATTTGTTTACCTCGTTCATAATACGTTTTGCGGAGCCGTTCCCGCCCATCTTCTCATACGGCTTATAGAGATACTCATAGAGATTTTCGTATTCATCGGAAGTGATCCACCCCCGGTCAATATACGACATCCCCAGGTACATGATCCGGTCATGCCCCAGACCTATCAGCATCTCAGTCTTTACGTCTTTTTTCTCTGCTCTTTTGGCGATATAAGCCCACAGCCCAGAAGACGCAAGAACTGAGCTAAAAACTGTCAGCAGTATCTGCATCCAGCCATCCATCTACATTACCTCCTTCAGTTTTTTGTGGCAACTTATCAGTCACGACCATCTTTTTCTTGACAATCGTAATGGCCTTGTCAAACAGTTCCTCATACAGGCTGATCAAATTTTGCTGCTGTTGTCTCGACAATAATTTATAAAAGCTGCCCATCCAGCTGCGGAACATATTCTCCACATGCTCATACAGGATTTCTCCGTTCTGGACTTTGACAGCCAGTTTTTTCAGTTTCCTCCTCATCGTGGTAACACGAGTTGGATTAATCCGCTTAACGATTTTACCGTCTTTCGTAAGACTGTAGCGGATCTGTAAATATTTATAGGTACTCGAAATCTTCACAATCCGGGTCTTTTTCATGTTGATATGAATGCCAAGCTCTTTCGCAATCACACAAATGTTTTCCAGCAAATCCAGCAATTCTTCCTTGCTCGGATTCATGATGTACCAGTCGTCCATATATCGCCCGTAAAACTTCTGCTGCCTGACATACTTCACATAATTGTCGATACGGTACGGATAATAGATGCCGATAATCTGGGAAAGCTGGTCTCCGATATTAACCGATTTATACATCCATTTCTCACCAGTCAACAGATTCTTCGGAACATTCCGGTAATCAAGCTTGTTGAACGTATCCTCCATGCAGGACGCATATTCCTCGTCCGACATATAAGAAACGTCAATCTTGAAACCGTCAAATATAAGAGTGAGCAGCCAGTCGATGAATTCGTCATCATCAAACAGTTTAAGCAGCTCCCTTTTGGCGATCTCATGTATGATGTTGTCGTAGAACTTGGAAAAATCCCCGAATAGTATCCATCCCTCGTTACCGTACATCTTATAGTAACGGCGGAGATGGACCTCGAAACGATCCCTTTGATGCGAAATGCCTCTTCCCTTGATGGAAGCACCGTTGTCATAAATGATATGCTTACGGACTTCCGGGAGAAAAATTTCATCGCATAAGACGTGCCGTACAATCCGGTCACGGATACAGATGCTCGTAATAGGCCTGACCCGGCCTCTTTCGGACAGCGAGAACTCCTCAGCCGGTCCATTTTGAAGTGTACGGTTGAGAAGGTCATCCTGTATGGCAATAAGATACCGCAGGAAGTTTATCATGAACTTCTGGGTAGTCTCCTTCCATTTGCTGCCCTTAATCGAGGCCTTGTAAGCCTTATACAAGTTGTTAGCGTCACAGACTATCTCCTCATACGTCATAAGATTATTCACCGTTATAGCAATACTTACCGTAGTAAATTGCGTCCGGCTTTGCTATTTATCCTTGATGGAAAGGACAACATCTCCTTCTCTGTTGGTTAGGCAGAGAATCCGGACGAACCCCGTTAGAGTTCGACGCGTTGTTGTAGTTCGTATTGCCATTGTTGTTCACATTAGCGAAATTCGTCCCAGAAACGACGCAAAATTAGATGTTGCCCTGCTGCACGTATGACTTGATTTTGTTGTCCCGCTGACGCCACTTCTTTATCAAACCGATTTCTCGGTCGATAGCTTTTACATACCTGCCATAAACATTCAGGTCCACCTCAAAGGTCTCCACAACACGCTGCAGTTCCTTGATGATCTGCTCGCAGTTTACGATGGCCGAGGACTGGTAGTCCCTCCGCGTTTCATATTCCCTCATGGTAGTCGGATAGATGCTGTTAGCAGCCCTGACATTATTAGTCATAAGCGTTGCCAGATGATCGATTTCCTTCTTATGGGTCAACATCAGATAGCGGTATTTTCCGAAATCCTCCGTATCATCCTTTCCATAAGCATAACGGAGCTGGACGAAATGCTCCAGGTCTTTCACCCCAAAGTTTCTCTGCATGAACTCCCGCAGCATGTTGTGTAATTCCGTAGAGTACGTGATGGGCTCGAACTTTGACTCTGTCCGGTCACTTACCAGGACACTCATCAGTACTTCTTGCCAGTGATTTCCTGGAATTCTGCCTCGGTAATCCAGCCCATCTTTACGGCGTTACGGACGCGGGTCTCCTCCCACATCTTCATATCGTAGTAGCGCTTTACTTTCTGGTAATTCTTGCTATGTTCCATGGTGTTCCTCCTTCTTTTAATCTTCTTTCTCTTAGATCTCCACGCCGGCCATCATTGCGACATACTCGATGTCGGACTGCATTTTGATCTGTTTCAGTTCTGCGGCGGTCAGATCACGGAGAACAAACCAATACTCGTCTCCAACAGGAGTAATCTGTACCAGTTCCATGTTCTCATGAAACTCGTCATTCTCTCCGTCATTGATAACAACAGCAGAACAGTTGCCCTCAAAAGTTTCTGCGGCCACAGGCGTATCGGAAATGAAATTGTTTCCATTGAGCCGCAGGTTCCTGATCTCTGTTCCGTCAGCAAGGGTTATCTTATAGATTTTCTCATCCATTTCTATCGTTCCTTTCTTTTTTAACATACTTTTTAGTCACCTACATACGGTTTCAGCCGGGGGCACAAGGCCCCCAAATCGCCTAACCAATAACACCGAAGACAGGACGAACCCCGCCGGAGGTCGACGCGCCGTGGTAGTCCGTAACGCCATGGTCGTACACACGAGCGAAACTCGCCCCAGAAACGACGTCTCTCAGCCAATACCAATACCTGCCCGGATTGATGTACCTCGGATGCGCAGCCATGAGCGCAAGCTGAGTCTTGTCGATTGTGTAACGGTTTGGCACGAAAGATCCGTCTCCTGCCGGAGTAAACACGAGGCTGCCATACATCATGATCTCATTAGGCAGTTCAACCTTGGAATCGTACCAGGCGCCTGCGGACGGATAGCCATTGCTCACGGCATTCGTCAGATACTCACGATGCTTCAAAATTGCGGTCTCGCCAAATGTGGCATACACCAGGGTCTTGGCATTTTCCAGATTCTCCGTGTACATCTTAGAGCCAACATAGCCGCCAGTCGTGATGTTCGTCTCGTTCATCTGCGCTGTGTACAGCTGGGAATCGGGCATAACTACCAGATGATGGGTCGTGCAAGCCGTATCACCGCTATTCCACCAGTAATCCATGTCCACGATTCTCCAGACTCTACCGCCGATCTCCCAGTAATCACCCAGGAAGAACCCCTTGAATGTGCCGTTAGCAATGTTGGTCTTCTGTTCGGAAGTCAGAGCCGCTCCCAGATTCTTGCCGCGGAACGTGTTCTTACGAACCTCCAAAGGGGCGCAGGCATCCAGAATAGCCCACAAAGCGTCATCCACTGTGATCCCCTTGTTTCCTGCGGATGTGTTGACCATAAGCTTGTCTGTCTTAGCGACAGCCGTAGACTGAGTCAGATCGGCCACGTTCATCACTGTTAAGTAATCCTTAGCGTTGCCTGCCTCAGCCAGAGCTTTCAGCAAGTCTTTTGCCAAAATTGTCTTTGTGCCGCCAGCGCCGTCTACCAAAAGAACGTTATCCGCCGACAGAGTTGAGACTAAAGCATAATCCGTAATTTTCATGTTTCGTTTACCTCCTAATGGTTTTATTTTTTTACAAATACAGCCAGAGAACGGATCGGATTATTTCCGCTATCAAGTATTTGTTCTGTGGAATAGCCCCGAGTGTCAAATTTTCGGTCATTGCTGTCCTTGACATCATCCCTCTCGGAGTCGAGGAGAACATATCTCCCCTTGTTACCGTTGTGGTTATCTCTTAGCCAACTGTCTACCTGGAAGCTATCAGGAATACCCTCCAAGAATTTCGCCAGCAGTCCGTTGTATTCTCTGCTTTGCAACGGATCACCGACATTGTCCTGTACCGACTCTTTTTTTGAGTCCAAAATGGTTTGCAGATACACAAATGTATTGTCGAACATAGCAGCCTCCTTTCATTACATAGCCAGCTTAGCTACTCCTGTGATAGATTCGCCAAAACTGTCGAGGAGGTCTTCGGTACGTTTCGTAATAGTTTCAACCTGCTCATATTCGCTGAGCAGCCATGAGCCGCCATCGGAAATAGTTTGATAGAAAGCGTGGTCGAGAACCAAATTAAGAATGGTTTCCTGAAGTGCTTTTACCTGTTCATTGAGACTTACCACCTCTTTATAAAGGTCTACATCTTTTACAGCAACGAACTCCACAACCTTAGACTGGACGTCTCTTTCTTCGGAATCCTGAAGATTTTGATTGTCCGAATCTGTAACAAATTCAAAGATGGAATGTTCGTCCCTCAGATTCTCTTTGAATCCCGTATAGTCCGTCTCGAACTTTTCCTGTCCTTCGACTGTGGCAAACTCGACAATCTTTGTCTTTATCTTATCCTGCCCGTTATCAAGGACATCCCCGTTCTCCTCGGATGCATAATCGTAAATGGAATGGTCAGTGGCTAAATCAGACTTAAAAATTTCCAGCTCGTCAATCCGCTTCTCCAAATCAGCCAGCTTGGCAGCAAACGCCGAAACATCCACGGAATCAAGAACTTCCCTTATCGAATCCCACCAGTTCATGAAATCTGTATTCAGATTGTCTTTCCAAGCATTGTAATCTGTCTGATTGGTGTTTACGTATTCCTCAAACCAAGTCTGCCACAGGACTTTCCATTCCTCAGCAGTCCGCTCTATTTCACCGGAATGGGTATTGTAGAAATCTTCCCATTGCTTTTCCCAGTTAAGATAAGTCTGCTGAATCTCGGCGGTTTGTCCCGCATACCAGATACGCCACTGCTCTTTCCAAAAGGCATTTGTTTTGTTCATATCAGCAGTTTCGTTCTCATAGAAGACCCGCCACTGATCCGCCCATTGTTTAACAAGATCGTCAATGCTCATCTTATCAAGCGGTGCCGTAACAAACGGACAGTCACTGGTTCCGACCTTGTTGGTGATATCAGCAGTACGAATGGAAGTCACTCCTGCGGCAACTTTGATATAAGCTAATGGATACTGCCAACGGTTCTTCTCTTTGAGCATCGCCGGCGGCTTAGCATTCTTCGAGGTCGGTGTCCCTTTAACGATTTTGATTGCGTTGATTCTTCCTTCTTCGCGGGCATCCACTTCCAAGACAACGGCGTCAACACGGTCAAGAATCACTTCTGACTGCGGTACCGTAAGCGGAAGAATCGAGTCGTTATAAGTCCAAGTGTGGTTAAACCAGGCGCGGCCTGTCCCGACACTGATCATCATTCCGCTGTTCTGACTTACCATCAGCCTGGAGCCAACATGCTGGAATACGCCATCCTGGATAACACCGTCAAAGATACTTCCGAACTGTATAGAGCTATAGCGTCTATCATGGTTTAACGAATCGTAAAAACCACTTGTCACCATATTCTGTTTCCCTCCTTTCGTTATTCTAATACTTGGAAAGTAGGATACATGCTATAGCCGTTTGTATCCTGAACTCTCATTATTTCTGAAACTCGGACTTTAGATTCCATGCCATATTCATTTACAATCTGAACAAGATCGCCTTTGACAAAATCCTTGCCATATACAAAGGTCTTCCTTGCCTCGATTTCTCCAGTAAATGCCTTCATATAGACATTTTCTGCCAACTCTTCAGCGCCACGCTGATCCAGCAGAGCGTCCATCAGTTCATCGATCTCTTTCTGGTCAGCCACAATCTTAGCCTCATACTCCGCTATCTTTTGCTTACAGGTTGCAATATTAGCCTCATACGTGGCTTTGTTCGACTCGTATGTCGATTTTATTTTGTTGTATTCAGCCGTAGTTCCATTGTACTCTTTCGTTTCATCGTCCAAAGTTTTCTGGTTGCTTTCTACGACACCTTCATACTTGGATATCATATCCTCGTAATCTTTTAGTTGAGACTCGTAATTGGGAAGTACTTTTTCAATCTCCTCTTTTTTAGAGTCAACATCTTTCTTGGCGTCTTCGTATTGCTTTTTTGCATCTTCCTGACTATCAATCGCTTCTTCATACTGAACGAGCTGAGTATATCTCATTGCCCGCTCATTGCTGATTTTGCTATTGTAATCACTGATCTTGTCGCTGCATCCACTTATCAGATTGGCATAGTCATCAGACTGAGCCTTATAACTGTTTCTTGATGCCAGTTGGTTCTTTTGAGCAGCGGTTAATGAATTCCCGTAATTGGTTATCTGGGTATTATAGTAGGAAATCCGCTGGTTAAGGGCGGATATTCTGGCTTCGTAATCGGATTTGAAAGATATGTAGTCAGACTTCGTCTTATTATAATCCGTTGTCGTGGAATTAAACTCAGATATCGCCTCGGCCAGACCCCGTTCGTTTTCTTCCAGCAATTCTTGCCATTTATTCAAAGCCTCCCGGTCTTCATTCAGTTGATCCGAATACTCATCCGACTGGATGTCTCTTGCATCGGTGTAAAGTTCTCTCCTGGATAGGCCAGTCCCTCCACCGACAATTCTTTTCTTTCTCGCACTTCCCTCGCCCTCTCCCGCCACGAGCGTAACATTCTTCAAAGTCTTCCCAGACTCCAAATAGTTGCTGTTTACGATGTTCTCGTATTTTGGTGAAAATATAACGTAGGGATTGTTATCCTGCTCGTAGGACCGATCCTGTCCATGAATAAGGCAGAACTCGAAATGCCCGTCTGCCGTCATGGATACATCAAACCCGAGCTGATATGTGTCACAGATTTTAAGCACAACATCGTAGAGATTATCACCTGTATACTGAGCCCTGTGGGTCAGATTTATAATATAAGGGTCTTTCGACTCTACAAACCTGAATTCCGGAACCTTTCTATCAGACAGCTTCGGGTTGATGATGGCATCGTCCAAAAGTTTCTTGACTCCCGTTTGAATTTTTCCTCTTACGGATGTCTGTTCCCACACGATTCTCCGCTCAAGCAAAGATTCGAGACCTCTTCCTGAAACAATCAAATGACTTCCTGTTTCGGTATCGGTTGAGATTTCAATATCTTCTATAACCATTGCAGATGCGGATTCTTTCAGCCAAACATAACAATCGAGTTTAGCCTCCATTTTCTCCTGAATCGTGGCAATAATACCCATCATAGTGTCGCTGACCGGCGTATAAAACTCGAAGTTTCCATACCCATTGTACCGTTCAGTCCAAATAAAGGATTCAAAGACGTCGATATTGTACAAGCTTCTGAACTCGTTATCGATGATAAATAATTCCATCTTCAAACCCCCTCATAGATGATTCTGTTCTCGATTTTAAACTGAAGATTCTCAGTCCCCTCGTCTGCCGTATAGGCAAATATATTATCGCCCTTTGTAAGCTGGAACCAGTCGGATTCTTTATCCAAGGCATTCAGGATATTGGTATAAATACCTTCCCGGAGCAGGCTTATATATTTATTTCCTCTTACCGTTGAGATGATGATATCGTCACCAGCGATAATTCCAGATCCGGTTAAAGCCGCTATTTTGCTGTTGTAAATCTTCATCACTTCACGAGTTCCAGTATTGTAGATCGTTATATTACCGGCATCGCCAATCGCATGAATAGTTATGGTCACACCGATTTCGGAATCGCCGTCGTAGTAAATAGTCTTCTCAGTCTCATTTTCAATCGAACCGAACTCCAAAAGTGGCTCGGTCAAAGACTCATTTGAAAATACAAATTCAAACAGCGGCTCAATTCCAAAAAATACGGTTACGTTTGTTCCGTTCTCCCCCGCAGAATACAGATAAGGATCTGAACAAATCAATGATATCTGGTTCGATTCCTGTTTGCTGAATATATCAGGCTCATTTGTTTCGACAACGCCGTCCGTTTCGACAATCCTGTTATCGGTTTCAATAAGAAACTTCAAATTTTTCTTGATAGGAAAGTATTTATAGGTGTTATGCCTCGCATCTTCAATGGTTGGGGCAAAAGTAAAGAACATATGAATCGTAATGTTCCTTTTTTCTACCCTTGCCGAATTGAACAAAGATCCATCCATCGTTGCCAAATCCGTCATGCTCACGTTGGCCTTTGGAGGGCCAAGACCAGTTATGCTGGAAATTATCATCCCATGCTCGGGATCATCTTCCGCTAAAGTGATCTTGACCGACTCCCCAAGGTAATTTGTAATGGTTACTGATTTTATCACGTAGGATTCACCGCCTTTCTGAACGCAGAAAACTGATTGTTCGTCTGCCGATAGATTTCAGACCTCGACAGTGACTTAGGTGAATAGTTGTTCTGCACGAAACTGAAAGTATTCGGTGCAGGCTGTTGATAGTTGCTAGGATTTTCAATGCTGGGCGACGATTCTGCCTTTCTGCTTCTCGATGCCTCCACCGCCTTGTTATACGAGACAGACATATCCAACCCTTTAGAGAACAGGGAATTGATTTTTCCTACTCCATTTTGAACATTGGACAGATCCAGAACAGGCCTTATTGTCGGCTCGGCATCCATTTCTCCATTTACGATATCGGACACATGCGCAATCGCCGATTTCATGGAATCGATAGCTTCCCTGCCCATAGACGTCCCGGCATCACCGATACGCCCAAGATAAGCACGGATGCCGTTTACCATTCCCAGATCCACATTCTCACCAATCTTAAAGAACACTTTCGATGGAGAATGCTCGTCAAGCTCTTTTTTCGCTGCTGCAACTGCTTTCTTTGCCGCATCAATCGCCGCGTCCGCAATCTCATCAATCTTACTTCTGATTCCATCTGCTAATCCCTGAGCAGCATTCGCGCCAACCGGTCTAAGATCACCACTTGTCAGGTTGTTACTAAAGGCGTTCTTGACAGCAGTACACACATCTTTTGCCGCATCAACTGCAGCATTTTTCTTACTGCTGATTCCGTTCGCCAGTGCCTGAACAATATTCTGCCCAATCGTATTGAACGTGCTGTTCGGTAACTCAGCTTTGAACTTGGAAACCAGCGCTGTGCAGAGATTCCTTGCCGTTGTAAGAAGCGACGATTTTTTCGCATTCATGCCGTTAATTAAAGCCTGGATTACGTTCTGTCCAATCGTATTGAACGTATTACTCGGCAGAGAAGTCCTGAACGGCTGTATCAGCGAGGTGCAAAGGTTTCTCGCCGTACTCAACAACAGCCCCCTCTTTGCGCTCATGCCGTTGATAAGCGGCTGCATGACATTGTTCTGTCCAATCGTATTGAACGTGTTGCTCGGTAAACCCGTCTGCATCGTCTGAACCAACGCCTGGCATACTGCAGAAGCAGTCAGCAATATCACCGCTTTTTTGGAAGCAATTCCATCGGTAACGCCTGTTCCCAGACTCTGCCCTGCCGTAGTTCCAGCCGAAGTCAAAGTTCCTGTCTGGGACTGCATCGTGGATATAACGGTATCAAGCATATCTGTAACGCTCTTCTGTACTTTTGCATTGGCATCTGTAAACGCCTGAATGAATCCATCGATACCGTTGTTTCCCATAGTAGTCAGGTCTTTTGCAAATCTGGTCAACCCTGAGGTGTCTACGCTTGTTATGCCATTCGCTAAATCCACCAGCGCATGAAGCTCGGAAATCACACTGTCAAGCAGCGAGGTGTTGATGCCGGAAATAGAATTATAATAACCGGCAAATGACTGCCCAAATTTCTCTAGGCTCTGTCCAAACTTCCCAATATCGTTGTCACCTGTAAACCAACTTACGAGACCGCCCGTATTCGGCAGATTGTTCGCCAGTTCGCTAAGCGCTTTCGCCGCATTGGCTGATGCCGTGACCACTGTCGGCTGTACACCCGCCACATCCTGAGCATACTTGGCTATGTGTGGGCCGAATTTCTCCAGCTCCTCGCCGAACTCTGAAAGAGTATTGTCGCCCATAATCAGTGCAGCTAAGCCGCCGGAATTAGGTAAAGTTGCCGCCATGTCGGCCAGTAATTGAGCCGCTTCCGCAGATGCTTTTACCGCCCCTGCATCAAGCCCTCTTACCTGATCCCCGTATTTCTTGATGTGTGGGCCGAATTTCTCCAGCTCTGCCCCGAAATCAGACAGGTTATTCTCTCCAAATATCTTGCCAGCAAGCCCTCCGCTGTTAGGCAGTTTCGACGCCATCTCAGCCAGAGCAAGCGCTGCGTTAGAAGAAGCAGTTATCACTTCCGGATTGATGCCGGCAATCTCATCGGAATATTTCTTGAAATATGGCCCGAATTCCACCAGTTCCTCGCCAAACTTTACAAGGCTGGTTCCTCCGGTAAACCATTTGGTCAGCCCGTCCAAAATATTTGCTGCTGTCAAAAGCAGAATCGTCTGTGCAAGAGCATTGACGCCCTGTAGCATAGCCGGGTCAATCTTCTTTGCTCCTTCGATGAATCCCTGGGCATTAGACATAAAATCAGTCAAGTCCTGACCAATCTGTGGGAACTGTGCCGAGATGCCGCCCAAAAATCCTCCGACAATACCCCCGACAAATTTCCCAATAGCCGTACCTACGCCTTGTAATAAATCCCCTCCTTCTCCAATCAGCCACTTCAGGCCTGGAAGCTGCGCCAATGCTCCAACGGCAGCGAGAACCAAAGCCATCTCGGCAATCACTACTCCCATACCAAGAACGCCCGCCATAGCCCCGGGTATCAGCCCCGCAACGGCAGAAAGCGCAAGCATAATAGCCGAAAGCAAACCGATACCAACAATGCCTTCCAAAAGAACGTTGGTGTCAATCCCTTTCAAGGCATCCACAACGCCCTTAAAGAACGCACCGATCAAGTTCACAGCTGCTTTAATCAGTTCTGGAAGCCTCGCCGCAATCGCGTTGATGACCCCAATCAGGAAGTCCATCAGATAAGTCACTATGTTAGGTCCATGCTCCGCTAAGGATTTCAGTACCTCCTCGATCAATGTAAGTACGCCCTCCGCAATCGGTGGAGCGCATTCGACTATCACATCCACTATCGCAAGAACAATCGCTTTCACCGCCCCGGCAATAGCCGTAGCACTGTTTGCAATAATCCCGAGCACGCCGACAATCAGAATTTCTAAGGCGGCCACCAACGCTGTTACTCCAGCCACACCGGAAACCGCCAGAGAAGCCAGCCCCGCTGAGAATGCCAATATTCCAACGCCGCAAGCTGCGACTGCTACACCAAGCAATGCTAACGCCCCGGATAAACCAAGAATTGCAGGAACCATAGGCCCGAGCACTGCCCCAGCAATACCCAAAACCGTAAATGCTCCAGCCAGAGCCAGAAGCCCTTTTCCAATCTCTGCCAAACTCATCGAGCCAAGGGATTTCAATACCGGAGTAAAGACAGCAAGCGCCGCTGACATAACCAACATTGCTGATGCTCCCCCGAGAGTCCCCTTCATAGCATTGAGCGCTACTGCCAGAATCGTCATGGAACCGGCGAGAACAACCATGCCTTTTCCAATCTCTTCCCATTTCATTCCGCCGGCATCCTGAATAACACTGCCGATGATTTTAAGCGCCGCTGCGACTTCGAGCAGTCCAAGCCCAATGCCGACCATGTTCTTAGGCATAAGGTTTACAGCTACTGCTACGGCAGCCAATGCACCGCCAATTCCAATTAATCCTTTTCCAATCGTTTTAATGGACAGCGACCCGATATCTTTAATCGCTTTCCCAAATATCAACATGGCTGCTCCGATAACGGTCAAAGCCGTTGCACTGGAAAGAATATGTTTCGCTTTTCCAGCAATTACCGAGAAGCCTGCCACTTCTGCAAGGATAACACCGACACCAGTCAGCCCTTTCTTTATTGTTTTAATGGGCATCGACCCGAAACCAGAAACCGACTTTTCCAAAATCAGAAGTGCCGCCGACAATTCAATGATTGCAAGTCCCTGTGTCGCTTTGAAATTTCCAAACTTTGAAGCAACCATGAATGCGGCAAGCTCCGCCATGAGTACGCCGACACCATCAAGCCCTTTTGTCAGCTTATCTGTATCTAGCGTTCCCAGTTTCCCGACAGCATTTGCCAGAATATTAATTGCTTCGGCAAACAGTATCATTGAGACCGCACTTGTCTTTATCTTCCCGCCCCATTTTGAAAGTGCCAAGGAAGCCGCCACCATCTCTCCGATCAGAACTGTTATACCGACAAGAGCTCCGGCCAATTTATCCGAATCGATACTCGCAATCTTCTTAAGAGCTGACGCAAGCACAAGAATAGCAGCTGACATTTCAATCATCGCCATCCCAAACTTATTCAGACCTTTCTGCCCGCTCAATGTTTTATCAAACAACGCCATAGATGCGGCCAATTCGGCAAAGAGGATGCTGATAGAAGCTAATGCTCCTCCCAGTTTATCCGAATCGATCAATGACAACACCAAAAGTGAACCGGCAAGAACCGCAATGGAACCGGCAATCTTCATCAGTATATCCGCTTTCAGACTTGCCTGGAAATCCGCAAGGGTTTCTTTTGCTCCATTGATAGCGCCTTTGAATCCCTCTATAATACCAGCAAACCCGCCAATAGCATCATCAGCAGTGCTTTCTAATCCGGTAAGGTTCTTGATGAATTTCATGATGCCTACACCAATACCGGTGACAATACCCCCGTTCAATAGGTCAATCAGCGAATCAAATCCTTCGCCGCGCAATGCTTTCATAATTCCGTCAATTACTTTTCCGAGAGCATCGACAATGATTCCACCCAGATTCGCCAGAACAGGAGCTGATGCCTTGAATGCGTCAACCAATTTTCCCATCGCTTCCTTTGCAACTTCACCTATTTTTTTGAACGGCTCGATTCTTGCTTTCAGTTTATCTGCCACGCTCATAAGTCCCGATGTATCCGGAACATTGAAATGCGTTTCTGCAAATTTCTTGATTGCCACAACAGTGCCATCGATATGCCCTTTTACCGATTTGAGGATTGGACTGACTTTATCGTGGAATTTCTGTATTGTCTGGTTAAAAACATCGCTCTTCTTTGCTGCTTGGTCCAGGGATACAAGCCATTCCCCGATTTTTCCGGTTACGCTCAAAACCCCTGAGCCGAGACTTCCAAGCCCTTTTGTCATCGGAAATACTGCTTTAACGAGCGCTCCAATTCCCTGTTTCACAAGATCCAAAACCGCGAACAGACCCTTGAAAGTATTTTTCAGGTTTTGGGAATCTTTATCGCTTAATTTCAAATGCGATGTAAACTCTTTTAGACCTTTGGTAAGGTTTATAAGCTGTTCCGATGTTGTTGCTGGAAAAATTTCACGGAACGCCTCACCAACCGGTTTAACTACACTCATCAGGCCACTGAATGCATTTTGAACAGACTCGATGAGAGCTTGCCTCCCGCCCAAATCTTTCCAACCCTGGAGCATATCATTCCTGGCTTTCGATGATTGGTCGATGAATCCGCCAACAACCTGACTGACAGCGGTCCATAATACTTTGGCCTCTTCCAAATCGCCAAATAAAATCTCAAATGTCTGCGCCCATCCGGAACCTGCTGCTTCTTTCAGCGTATCCATCAGCTGGCTGAATGTTTTTACATCCTGTGCTGAGTCAAATGCTTTCTGCCCAAGCTCTTCGATAGCCTTAATCTGCTCTTCGGTATATCCGATACCCCGGAGTTTTTCCTCATATGCCTTCTTCTCCGCAGCGGTCATTTCCCGCACATCCGTTGCATAATTACCCAACGTCTGCACAAGAACATCTGTAGTCATCCATTGCGAGGAAAGAGAATCATTAAACATGCTCGTTGCTGTGAACAAGTCAGATATCTTTCCCTGTGCATCTGTTGTTGTTGACTGATATTTATCGCCGACTTTGACAACGGTTCCCATTGCAAGGGCTGTGTCCAACAATGACTGTTTGAACTCCACAGTAGCCATGTTAGCATTTTCAATGGACTTCCAGTCTATCAGCTTGACCGCTCCCGAAGATAACGCCTGAGCAAAATTGTACATAGCCCTTGAAGCTTCATTCGCATTTGCTCCTGAAACCGCCGCTTCATTGCTGATACCCTTAATCGCCTTTACCGCATCATCAAGAGAAACTCCTGCATTTGTAAATTTTCCAATGCTCGAAGTCATATCAGAAAACGAATAAATGGTTTTATCCGAATAGGTATTCAGTTCTTCAAGGTAGCCATTTACTGTCTTGATATCCGCCCCCGTACTTGCCATGATAGTTTGCACGGACCCCATTTTGAGTTCATACTCCGCAAATCCCTGATGAATCGGTTCAAGAGTAAACGAATCCACGAGCTTCTTTCCGGCGTTGACCACCGAGTTTGTGATATTCGCCAACGCTGTGATTGCGACCACTTCAAGCGCCGAGAACCTGCTCTTAACAGTTTCCACCGCACTGCTCAGCCCTGATATGTTAATCCCTTTTACCGCTTTATCAACATCTTCGAGACCCTTTGTCGCTCCGTCGAGCTTCAGGGAATGTTTAAGCTTGTCGAGCGTACCCATAGTAGTCTGTACGCCCTTCTCGAACTGCTGATTGTCAAACCGCATCTCGACAATGCGTTTTTCTACAGACTTACTCATAGATTCGTTACCTCCCTCCAAGCTTCATTTGCCATCTTATCGAAAATTGGCTGTATGGCCGGATTGATGTAATCTCTTCCTGCCACGTATCCGCCACCTTTTGTTCCATGCCCATACTGTAAAATGATTGCAATATTCACACCGTTGCTTATATTGGAATTGGTGAATGCGATTGTTGTTTCTTTTCCGTTATGGGTTATCTCATAGTCCCAGGAAGCAGCTGTCAAACCACTATCCTTTGGCGTTGCAGAGGCGAGAGCCGCAACCCCCGCCTGCCCATAACGCTCCAGCACGTTGAGATAATCCAGCTTCAAAAGAGAATTAAAAAACTTCTCCGTTTTGGAGAAGTCACCTTTATGCCGGAACGTTATGCCGCTCATGATCTACACCCTTTCTGTAATATCCAAAGAAATCCATCCGTCTCTGTCATCCGCATAGGACTTCAAAAGCCCCCATCCAGAATCCGATCCCTCCCCGGGCTGTACTTCTACAATCGTAAAGACTCCGATTCCAGTGTACTTCCCTGTCTTGGAATGATTAGTTCCCGGACCCTTTCTGATGTTCAGATAGGAAGTATTTACCTTTACCAAAAACGGTTCAAAAGAACCTGCCGATGAATATAAAGTCCGTCCGTTTTCATCGAACACGCTATAGCCAGGGTTCTCATCCGCACATGCCTTTGCATATTCCATAACCTTAAATGCCCCTTTCTGAGAGGCAGCATCGTCCCAGGTCTTTCGCACCCGATACCACACTTCGGGTTCAGGCTGTTCGGCAGGCGATGTTCCTTCTGTTACAGAAAGGATGCCGTTAAGGATAGTTAAGATTTTCCCTCCATATCCGCCACCGGCTGCCCATCCGGCCCCCTGCGGGTTCTCCTGCTGCCCAAGCCATTCCACATACTTTGCGCATCCACGCTTAACATACTGGAATCGGGAATCGATGCAATCTTCGTTCAATGGCTCCATCGAAGCATAGGCTTTCAAATGCTGAATCTGCGCACGGATTCCCATCTGCGGCGTGTCAAAGGAATTTCCTTTCATACCGTTGGCAGTCACTCCCATGCCACAGAAATTGTTCTGGTCAAGAGTCACCGCCGATCCGGAAAATCCGAAATTGCCCGTTTCCAGACACGACTGGGCAAACGCAACATCCCCACGGACACCCTCCGCTTGTCCCTCGGATAAATAGAACGGAATCATGTCAACCACAGATTGTGGCACATCCGGATTCTTCGCCTTGATATAGGAAACCATCTGCTCAGCTGTCGCCAATGCAGCTCCCATAATCTTGGTTCCGTCCTCTACGGTTTCCGAAACTGCAGCGCCCATCGCATCTTTTACCGCTTTACGGAAACCGTCCATTGTATATCCTGTTCCGAGCTGTGACCACAGATGTTCCGGGTCTCCATGATTTGAAGCAATCCCCCGGTCATGGCCTTCCTTATGGGAAATCACCACCCCATCCGCCAACGGGTCAAGACCAAACTTTTTGCAGAGCATGGCGAATAGTTCCACGGCAGCCTCATAGGTACGCTTTGCCACGGCTTTGGCGGCATTCGGATCAGCGCAGGTAAAGTTTGCACCGCCCGTATACTTGATGCAGGCCGGCTCACACATCTCTACGCCGATATGGCTGTTGTTCCCGCTCCCTTTGGAGCCGCTTCCACAATGCCATCCCCGATGATCCCAGGGCAGTGTCTGATATACGGTCCCGTCATTTCCATCGATGAACCCGTGGACACAGGAATTGTTGTGAGACGGACTGTTCCAACTGTTGATGAACGTTGATGCTTTTGGCTGTGGACAACCTACGGAATGAAGCATCAGTCCGGTTACTTTGATTTTCTTTCCTGCTGTATAGCAGGGGTTCCGACTTAAAATAGATTCCACCAATTTCATAACCTATTTCCTCCCTTTTGATTTATGTGCTTTTCTTCTGGCAGCATTTATCGCCGCAGTCCTCTTGGTAATCTCTTTCTGGGAAAGTTTCTCCGGAGGCGCATTCTTCACGTTGCAGACCCTTATCAGCGTCAGGAGCCTGTTCAGATGCCATTTCTGACACTCGAACGGAATATTAAGAGCAATCATCCAGTAATAAATCAACTCCGCCGTGACCGCTTCCTGACTGGTGTTTCCCTTCTCCTCTTTCGAGAACCAGGTCGCTGTCATCGAATCGTCAATGTAATCAGAAACCTGACCCATTATTTCATTGGTAATAAAACCATAGACTGATGGGTCAACATTCTGCGTCAATGTCATGCAGCGTATATAGTCCACCGTTTCCTCCACCGTTTTATCCCCTTTGCCAAGAAACGGCTTATGCCATTTGGATTCCCATTTTGAAAGGGAGACCAGAGAATGCTCAAGCTGCAGAGTTGTTCCTTTGGTATTGACGAATTCCTCTTTCCCCTCATCCCACAATTCCTGACCGGGTATCGTGATTTTAAGCATTTCTCCAATCTCCCTCCTTCATAGGCTTAAGCGGTAGGAGGAGTGACCCCTGCGATGGGCGCCTGGCCGGGAAGAGCGGTAATATTCTGTCCATTCTTGGCCTTTGTCTTGGGCATAATACCGTTGACGAACTCGGCCGCCTTGTTTGCATCATGTGCCAGCTCCATGAAAATGTCAGAGTAAGCAACTGTAGAGGCAAATTCCTCACGGATCTTGTCATTCTTGACAAACTGCCTGCCGTCCAGGCTCTTTACACCATAGGCCATGATCACGATCTTCTTGAAATACTCGATAATCTGTTTCTGGTCATCCTCCTTGATGATCTTCTCCAGCAGCTGGGACAACCCGCCGTTCATGGAATATTCAAGCTCCGTCAGCTCGGCCTCCGTCAGGTTGAAATAAAAATCCTCCGTCCTCTGCTGGCAATCGAAATCATAGTAGGTATGGGTTTTCTTTAACATAATTTTCTCCTTTCCATTTGCACATAAAAAACGGAGCCGCACTTCATCTATCTGTGAGCAGCCCCGTTATACATGTTTCGTTATTCAGTTTGCTGTTACGATCTTAACCTGCCTCATTGAAGAACCGAATTACCTCATCCGGCAGAGGCAGCCGTGCCTCGACGGGTTCCGCTGTCGCCTCATAGTAGGTTTTGGCACTGTCAAAAGCCGTATCGGAAGTTTCTGCATACTCGCCGTCCACCAGCTCATAATATTTCTTTCCAGAGCTGAAATCGGTATCGGTAGTTACAGAAAATTCGCCGTCCTTTCCATAAAGGATTTCCTCAAATGCCGCCAGCTTCTCCGGATCGACCCTTGTGGAATCAATCTGTAAATGTGCTGTCGGTTTGTAGACCTTTCCAGTCTTCGGATTGATCATGTTAATCACTACCGGTGTGGTGGACACTGACCAGCTGAGCTGAACAGCCTCCGGGCTCTCATTCACGGTATTGCGGGCTCTCTCCGACGGTGCCGCTTTCCCGTTGTACACCAGATGGATCTTATAACCGTAGTCCGTGTCATCCACATCGTTGCCGATCAGAGTCCGATAAGATAATCCAAACATCTTTCTTGTCTGCTGACCGATATTTACTCCGGGGGCCACTTCCGCTGAACCGTCGCATTCATCAAATTCCACGGGAGAGAAGTATGCCTCGATGGTCGCCGCAAACTTCTCAGCGGAAACCAGATTCAGGTATTCAATGTTATCCGCATACTGCGGTGTCGACTCTGCCCCGGAAGGGCTCTCGTTTACATTGATCAGACCGTCCCAGGCTACGCCTTTCGGATAAGATGCCTTTACGGCGGGGTAAAGAACGCCATGATCCACGCCAGTTTCATAGAGACGCTTACCGACTTCGTCCCACTTAATTTTACTCATGAATTGCTACCTCCTTAAAAATATAGTGTGAAGACATCGTGATTGAGATTATCTGCCTCGAAATGGGTGTCAAGCTTGCAATATCCCAATTCCAGCAGCTTGCCAGGAATCTCGGAATCCGGGTCTTCGTCGATGTATGTTACCGTATACTGATTATGTTTACGGTATATCTTGTTGTTTGCTGAATCGGCACGGATGCCGCTCCGTTCATATACGATACATGGATAGTCGAGGCTCTTCGACTCAGGGGGCTGAAAATATACGTTGCAACTTCCAAGAATCCCCTCAAACAGCTCCTGTAGCTTTTCCCTCGGTTTTGCCACCGTTATACACACCCCCTATCGTCAATATCAGCCTGGGGTACTGGACTTCCACTCTTGCGATCTTCCATTTCGCCCCCATAAACTCAACGTACCGCATGGAGTGAAAATTCTGCCTGGCATACGGATCGGCTACAATGCTGATTTCGTTGGCGATATTAAGATTGTCATTCACCTGCCCGGCAGATTCGTACTGGCGCGAATTCCGAATCAAATCCCCGAAATACGGTTTTTCAGTTATCTTCGGTCTCCATACGCCCGGCTTCGTTTCCACCGTCTCAGCGTAGCCGATTTTTCCATAAAACTTTGCCATTTTGAATTTCTCCTCCGATCTTTATCCCAGCTCCTCTACCGGCTCCTCAATGGCGATGGCAGAATACACCCTGGTCAGTGCGCCGGAGCATCTGGTCTCCAGCAGGGACTTCTCCTGGTTAAAATCAATGTCGAACTGGGTGAAGTGAGTTACTTCGCCACCCTTAGTCGCACCCAGGGAATAGTCTGCCAGATTCGCGATGATACCCAGCAATTTCTTCGTCTTGTTTTCGGACGTGGTCCGGGTCTTTCCCTCGAACTGTTCTGCCGTCACAATCTCTCCCACATTCAAGGAAGAGGCCAGCTCCGCCTTAGACGAATAAATCCGTCTTCCGTTCATATCTCTTGCCAGCAGCATGACATTCAGCATATGGGGCGTGCAGAAGAAATCGGGGGTGCCGGTGCCCTTGTACTTTTCTCTTGCATACAGGACGGTATTGATGAGTGCCTCGGCCAGGATGTAGTTGAGTCCGAAACTTACCCCGGTGTTCGTCCCCTGAAGCTCTTTCTTCGCTGCTTCCACGTCCAGATCCACGTGCAGAGTATACAGATCGTCATCGAGCCAGATAGGTCTGATGTGCTCCGGCGAAATCTTATCCGCATCGCCCTCATCGCGGCCGTCTCCCAGCATGATTGCCGTGGCCAGTTCTTCGTTCAGCATCATCCTGTCGATGTTGTACAGGTACTGCACATAGTCGAGATCCGTGATATCCACGATGTCATCTCTATGCAGGGCGTTCTTTACATACACCGTCTGGGGGTCGGTGGTTCTTCTGACCAGCTTGAAGTTTCCGGTCAGCTTCTTCTCCTTGCCTTTCTCGTATCCCTTTGCCCTCAGGGCATCAATATTGCGGATGTCCACCTGCCCAGTCCTGATTCTGGAAATGGGGCTCTTGTGCACTTTCCTCATGACAACGGAAATCCACCCCTGGTCACTGGTAATCAGCTCCGGAGCGCCGGGTCTCACATCCTTGTACTCGGGGAACAACAGGGTGACATTTCCGTCACCGGTCTGTACAAACCCGCTGCTTGTAGCATCATGCTGAAGCGTGAGGTTATTCTCGTCGGCATAGATCTGGAGTGCAGTCTGCAGGCTCCCCACCTGGTTGTTCTTTGCCAGGGAAATAATCGCTTCCCCATCGGCATGGCTCAGGATATCCGTTCTCGCCTGCTTCTGATCGAATACGTTATGTTTCATGGTCTCATTACCTCCTTTTTTCTCTTCCTCTTTTTTCTTGTCATCGGGGACATCCTTCTGGGACATAATCTCCCCAACAACAGCATAGAAAACATCTTTCTGTTTTTTGTTGAAAGTTTTGATGACGTCCTCGATGGTCTCATCATCTTCGCCATCCTTCTTATTCGGATTTTTATCTTTATCATCCGGATTATCACTGCCACCGTCTTCGTCCTCTTTCTTGGTGTCGGAATGATAGAGGCTGATCGGTTCTCCGGTGTAGATAATCGCCTCACCATCCGCATCGTCACCATGAGAAAGCGCTACCGTATCGATGAACGCCCCAGGATTTGCTCCCGCCAGTACGAGGCTGACTTCCCGAATAGCACCGTGGAGTACATTGGACGCACGCTCACGAAGCTGATTCGCAAAGATGGATAACGCTGAAACATCTCCGTGTTCCACCAGAAGCTTTGCGTTCCTACCCTGCTCGGTATCGTTGAATGTGCAGTATGCATATACGCCGTCTGCACGGTTCTCCAACAATGCATGTCCGAGAACATTAAACGGTCCATTGTGCTGGTGGTTCCATACGAGTGGAACCGTCTGCCCATCGTTATCCTTGAATGCATCCTTCAGGATGGTTCTCCCATCAGAGCATTTCAGGTTATTCCGGGTAGCCCAGCCACTAAAGTCGAATTTCTTCATTTTGAATTTTCCTCCTTCTATGTCTGGTTGTTTTCTTCTACTGTTTCTTCAGGTGTGGCATCCGCAGGACTTTCCTTATCCGCGGCCGATTCGCTCAGGTTCTTATTGCGCAATTCATCGGCTTTCGGATCGTCCGACGGCTTCATGCCGATAACCTGCCGGATCTCGTTGGATGCCATAATCTCGTTTCTAGTGAACTTGTCTGCGATCTCAGAAATTTCAGATACAGGAACAAGCTTGAACGGATCTCTGAAGAATTCGATTGACTGCCGCTGAGACCGAGCGGTCTTGGTGAGAAACTTCCGTTTCATTTCATCAGCGATTGCTGACAGGATAGGTTCAATCGTCCGATTGTAGTAGTTGAGCATCGTCTTCTCGTCCGCAGTACCATCCAAAATCCCCTGAGTGATTCCTAACTGGCTGTACAGCATACTCGTCAGGTATTCAATCTGGGACATCAGATTGTTCTCGACGGGTCGATTCAGCTGCGTGATATGCTCCGTACCATCGGTATAAGCAATCCCATACTTCGATCCCCGTAACTGATCCTCTATGTCCTTACGCCGGCTCTCGGCCTGCCGACGCCTCGCTTCGGTCTTGATAATATAAGGAAGCTGGATAATCAAATCCAATTTCCCGGAGCCGTTCTGTTCGTCAATCACATCTAACAGATTCAGCTTCCTGATCAGGCGCTGCATCGTGGAATTCGGTTCGTTGATAACCGCATAAAGCGGATTCTCAATAATTGCCACCGACTGCTTTGCCATAAGAATATCTTCTTTCTGGCCTGTCCGTTCGTTATAGACCCGGACGCGGACATGCTGCGGATACCACTCCAAAATCTGTCCCGTCCGCATAGCATCGATGTCAAAAGAGCCAGGAATCCCATCTCCCGGATCATCATCCGTGTCCGTCGGGACAATGGCCACGCACCCCTCATCCATCATAGACATGACAACATCCTGAAGAAATGCCCGCCCAGTCTGATCTGCATTGGCTTCAACTGTAAGGCAATTATTCAGCCCGGAATCGAGCGTCGCAAGAAAGCGGTTATTCTCGTCCAAACGTACATGGAACATATCCACTGCGGCCACATCCATCGCAATCCGGTTATAAACCGATGTCACAATGGATCGTTCATTACCCCTTGAAAACCGCATCCTATCCGGGCGGAAAGAATATCCGACGCCAATGTCCCTGTAATTTCTTGTAGGATCTTTATTAAAGAAAGCATTCCAGGCATGTTTCAGCCTGGCTCCCATCGAAATCTCCATTTTGAATTTTCCTCCAATAAAAAAAAAGAACCGCTTTCGCAATTCCTAATCAAATGCCTCTCTGTTCAGCTTATAAGCTACAAACGCGTCCATCATTGCGGCAACAGCGTCAATCTTGGCATCGTACCGTTTCTTAAGCAGCTTTCTGTTTCCGTTCGTGTCTTCCATAACAATGCAGTTCCCCATTGCAAATGTCATAAGTTCTTCATCAAACAGAAGCATCCTTTCTTCAGAAAGCTTCTTCAGCTCACCTAACGGCACCGATTCCGTTTTAGCTCCCTGGATAACCTTTTCTATACCAAAAGGACCATTCTCGGATTCCCATCTCGCAACGAAATCTTTCGCATTGTATGGGTCATAGCCGAAGCAACGTACATCATAGTCACACTGAGCGATATGGTTATCCAAATCCTCGTAGACTTCCATCATGTCCAGTACGGTGCCAGGCATAACGATCAAACTACCCTCTGCTATGAATTGATCATACTTCATGCGTATTGCAGCCGGAAGTTTCTTCAACGTCAGCTCCGTGATGTAATTGCGGGTCTTAACTCCGAAAGAGCCATTTGATAAATGGAAAAGAAAAGTGAAAGAACAGAAATCATCCCCCTGGGATAAATCCCCTCCGAGAGAACACGGCAGCTGCCAATAATCCCGCTTTTTATGCGGTAACGTTTCCTCATAAGTAAAGTAATACGTGTATCCTTCCATCGGTATGCCAAACCGCTTTGCCAGAATATCGTTCCTGGCTGCCGGTGCTTTTTCTGCTCTTTCCACATCCAGCTGATAGGTCTCATAGCTTACTGTTTTTCCGATGTTTGGATTAGCCTTTATCCACATTGCCGGATTAGCCACTTCGTCTATGGAATCCAGCCTGTAATACCAGATGGACACATGGGGATTGATGTAATCCCCCTTCAGGATGTCCAGCAGCTCCATCTTAATCGTGTCGCCGCTTCCGTTTCGCACCGTACCTTCCGAACTGATTGCAACAATCAAATAATCATCCAGTTTCGATGCACCCTGCTCGATTGCACCAACCACGTCTTCGCGTATATCCCCGGAAAGCCATTCATCCACCGTCGATACCTTTGGCCTTAACCCCTGAAGCTTGTTAATACTCATAGGGCGGACTTCCAAAAGAGAACCTGTCAGGAAATTCTCAATTCCTTTTTTCGTGGATGCCAGCTTTACCCGGTTTGCTTTAGAACCGGTCGTATTTTGAAGAGAGCCGTCTGTCAGGAACCGGAAGAATGGTCCCCTGGATCTGGTAATGGCAGTCCGAATAGGCGACATTACTTCATCAGCCTGCTTCATCGTAGGAGCAGTGGTAATCTGATGGGTTGTTGATGTATCCACATTCAGGAAATAGTTCTGGATGCAGGAAGCATACATAGATTTAGCTGCTCCTCTGGCTACAATCAGATACTGCTTGTTAATGAGCCGCCGCTTCACGTTCTTACGCACATAGCGTCCGCCATGACCGTCTGGATTTGGAACGTATACGCTTCGCTCGACAAAGTAATACCAACCAAATATCTGCTCTGCCCAAAGCTTGAAAGTATCGAGTAGCCTCAGATCAGCACCATCCGTCAATGTCAGCTCTTCCTCGCAGTAAGCGATAAACCCGTCAATAGCTTTGTCGTCATACCAAACGCCCGGATTTGCAATCAAGTCATCAATCCGGTGCATCTCCATCTCTATTTCCCGACATATATG